CATCTGTCTTGTCCATGACAGGTACGGAGAAATGCTGCGCTGCATCTTTGGTAGTTGGCTGGAAGCAGTGGATGCCTTCCATGTACACGCGATTTCGTCCTGCGCGGAGATCAGCGCCGCCGTCACTCTCTACGGTGATGTACATGCCATCCTTGTCGCGCTTGAGATTGTCCAGCAAGAGGAACGAACGATCCTTAATAGTAGCCCCGCCGCGGGTCCAACCCGAGCTAATGCGCACAAACTGTTCCATTGGAATCTCCGTAGCTGTTGCTCTGTTATGTGCATATTAGCACAGTGCCACAGGCTGTCAACCACTGATTTTCCAAAATATACCTTTGAAATCATTGGCAAAAATAGCGAAAAAACCGTCAAAATTCCAGCAGATTTAGCCCCTAGTGTCCAAGTGAGCGTCTTCCATGCCCTGGATTCGCAAGCGCACGATGTTGCTGATCTGAAACTGTTTGACGTCTAAACCTTTGATCAGTGCAAGATATTTGTTACGCACCAGCGCAACTTCGTTGATCAGAGTAGCCATTGTTACCACGTCATCCTCACCATCAATGTATTTTTCTATGGCGCGATCCGTCAATTCCCGCTGGTATCTTTCCAGATATCTGCGATAGTGATCGCTGCGTATCTTGTCATACTTGATATTGAGATGCTTGAGTATGGCTTCTAACTCTTGTAGTTGGCCAAAGCGATAGGCCATGATACCGCTGAGTTCTTGTGCAGCACGCTCTATGCCTCCAACGATCTTGGCTTCAACCCAAGCAGTTTCAAGTTGTTTTTGAAAGTAGTCGATGGCATCAGGCAACTGGCCAATGTCATCGACTATCCTGTTATACCACATTTAGATACCGAACTTGTTGTAAAGTTCCCACAGTTTCCAATCAAGCCTTTGGAGATATTGAAGCATAGCAAATTGCACTTCAAGCTGAGCTATAGCGATGTCCTTTGCTTCGCGAGAAGCTATGGCATCTTCAACTTTCTTCTGCAGCTGCTCGATGAATATATCGCCTTGGATTGAAACAGAGTCAGTGACTCCTGGCATTGTCATCACTCGTCCTCGTATTCTAGATCATCGTCGTAGTCGTCATAACCACCCGACTCACCAGTGTACTGTGCTTCAATGGCGCTGTCAAGGTGCTCATCTTCGCCGTGAATGGCTTCAAAGTCATCCCTGTCCATGCCCTTGTCAGCAAATATGTTGACCAACTTACGAGCCATGTCTTCTCGTTTGTTGTTGGGAAGCAGTTCACTCACCACTTCCCAAACTTCTAGCAATAGGCTAGCACTTGCATTCATCTATCAATCCTCCGATGCAGCAATCTCTGTGTCGTCGCCATCTGTGTCGGATAGATCCTGAGCAAGCACAACCTTGCTCTCGTCCCATTCAGTCATGATGAGATCCAACAGCTCATTAGTGACGCCAGACCGGAAGTACTTATGTTCCTTGCCAGTTTTGTCAGTGTACTTGAGCTTGTTACCATCCTTGACCAACACGCCCTTCTTTTCAAAGAGATCGATGAGACCACTGTATTCATCCATGCCAGTGTCCCAGGGAATCTTGATCTCAACTGATTCAAACGGCTTGTTATAGCGCGTCTTCATGATCTTACAAGCTGCACGGATACCACGCACGTCAGAGGTCTTCTTGCCTTCCTCATCTTCTTTTAGTTTGAGCTTGCGCATAGCAACAACGATAGATGAAGCATAGATAAAGCCCTGTCCACCTGAGATCTTGTCGTCTGGATCAAACATGTCTTGGCTGGCATAGGTATGATTGGTCACGACCAATCCCACATCATATTCACCAAACATGTTGACTGTGTTACGAACCAAGGATGCCAAAGCCTTTGGCTTACGGCCCATGTCGCCTTTCATCTCGCCAGCTTCAAACTGGTTGACGTCTGTGGGAGTCAGCAACATGCCCAATGAATCCAACACGAACAAGATCTTTGGACGATTTTCTGGATCTTCTTTATCAAACCTGGCCTTGTAGTCCTTCATGAAGTCACTCATCAAGCGAGCAACGTCATCGATCATGGCCATGTTGACCTTGAGCAGCTTGTCTTCGCTTGTATCTACGCCAAGAGGTTGCAGCCACTTCTCGTCAAGGGCATTTTCAGTATCGATCAAGATCGGGAACACGCCGTTCTTCTGCGCATTACGTATGATGTTACCGCTGCAGATGTAGCTTTTGCCTGAGCCAGATTGGCCAGCAAACATGGTAACCTTGCCCAGCGGGATGCCTCGCTTGAAGTCGCCGCTGATAGCGTAATTTAATGCATAGTTACCGCTGTGGATCCAAGTCTTTGGATCGTGGAATCCCACACTGAGGCTTGGGATAGCTTTGGTGATGTCCTTACGGAATTTTGATAGATCATATGGTTTCATGAGATTCTCCTGTGAGCGCTAGAGCAGACGGGATTGATTGCTCAACCCCGCCTTGCTAACTGTGTGATTTTAGGACTGTCCGCCCATCTTGCGAGCACGGATAGCTGCCAAGATGTCGTCTGGTGAACTCATCTTTGGTTTATCAAGTGCGGGTGCTGCCTTTGGAGCATCTGGAGTGAATGGCACGTCGTCATCAGCTGGTGCTGCCTTAGGAGCAGCACGTTCCATGATGCTAGCCGCTGTAACTGGTTTTGTCACAGGTGCTGCAGGAGCAGCTGCTGCATCATCGCTGTTGCCAGCAAACGCATCCATGCGCATGCCGTTTGGACGATAGAACTGCCCCCAACGATCTGCATCATAGAGATCCTCGTTCACTGACGCTTCAAACATCTCCATGATTGCTGCGAGATGAGCATCATCTGGCTTCTTTGGAAGGAAGCTGTTGAGCGTGAACAGGCCGTTCTTTTCAATAGCACTCATCTCATCCTCACTGAGTGCACGTTCCTTCATAGACCAAGATGAGCTGCTATAATTGGCATAGCCACCTTTAGTTGTCTTGCTAAGGTAAAAATCACGTCCATGTGCGTAATCAGTAGGGCTATTCTCAAGGTCCTGACGCATAAGGATTGCCTTAATAGCATCAAACACGCTAGGATTGATGATAAATCTCCGGATTGGATTTTCCGGTGTTTGATCATCCTTGTTAGGATTCTGCGTGACAAAACCCTGGAACACATAGCTCTTCTTCCGCCAGTACTTGCGAGCCATATCTTCCAAAGTAGGATCCTTCCACCATGGACGTGTTTCGGCTGCGATGGGGCAGCTGCCTGGCTTCCACATGTCCATGCAAGGAACTTGCACTTCAACTGGACGAGCATCATTTTGCCCCTTGACTCCAGGGAATGGAATCTTGATGATGAGTCGTTCCACCCAGAAGAAGTCGTTGGTGTCGTCGCCGTCCGGGAGAAACCTGAGAGTGGCAGTGGAGCCCTCTGGGTTGTTCCAGAATGGATAGATTGAGTTATCGCCGGTAAATGCGCCGCCCTTGGAGCGGTCTTTGCGAGCCTGTTGCTCGAGTAGCTTAGCTTGGATAGCTTTAAGATCTAATCCCATGATAATGTGCCTCCTATGTGTGCTTTCATGTGCCTAATTGTGCTATAGACAGCTAGCAACGTGATATTGCTAACTGACAGTGTATTTATGCCGCAAGCTTTGTCAAGAGTCAATATAGGAGAGGATTAAACCAGGCCGGCAAGCTCTTCCAAACGCAGGATTTCCAAATCCATAGAGTCGTCTTGGGGTTCTGGTGCTGATATCTGGTAACCATTGCTGATAAGATATCTTGCTGCAGCTTCCAGCGAACTCATCGCATCGCTATTATCCTGCTGGCAGCCGCATGTCTCAGCTAGCCTGTTGCGCAGATCTATCACCTGCTCAGCCGGACTTGACATGGTCCTATTGGCCAGATTAGCAATGCCAGTGGCATAACCCTTGCTTCCGCTGAGTCGCTTGCTTTCCTTAGCCAGCTGTTCCAAAGCTTTCTTAACGTGCAAGCTCATGTCATCGTGTTTGCCACGCATGAGCTTGTTGGCTTTCTTGAGCTTGATGTAATCTTCGCTCATCTTTAGGATAGCCTTGGCTGTCTGATCGTTGAAACGACCTTCGTTGGCTAGATGCCGTGCCATAGCCCTTGCACCAGCTATGTGCGGATGCGGATAGTTAAAGCGTTCACCCAGCTTGGTTTCAATGAAGATGTTCTTGATATGGCGCCAACGGCTGCCCTTCTTTTCCTCGTTGACAGGATCAGTGTGGCGTATGATCAGCTTGCTGTTACCAATCTGCTGGTAGCTGCTCTTGGTGCTACCATATGGCTTGCTGATGTCTCGGCTTTCTTGTATGTTGTTCACAGCGTCCTCTCGGGGATCAATGTCATGATCAAACTTGTACCAGTTGACGCTGAGATTCTCACGATCGCCGATATTATTCTGCAGGCTGTCCTTGATCTTGACCACCGTGTTGAAATCTTGATCATCAGCTAGATCGGGCGTCTTAATGTCCATATGGCTGTTTGTATCCTCATCATGCAAACTGATAAGGATGTTGAAACTGTCTAGGTTTGGATCATGGCTAGGTATGGTTGCAAAGAAGCGAGTAGCTTCATGCGGATCCATGGTCTTGTCGCCACCTTTGTCAAACATCTGCAAGCGATATCCTCTGCCTCGCAGTATGCCAAAGATCTTGTCGCCTATGATGTCCCAGTTGTGATTCATGATGCTATATTTAGTTTAATATCCAAAGCTGATTGGCATGGGTTCGTCTATTTGCTCAATGAATTCGTCTTTCATGAGGTTACCTATGCTTTCATCCCAGCGAGTGACCATCTGCATCATGCGCACACACAATATAGTAGCCATCACAGCATCATCATTTTCGCCAGTCTTGCCTTCAAAACTGTTACCTTTAGCAACAAAGAACTTTAGCTGACGTACCAGTGTCTTGCTGCGCAACCCTAGCTTGTTGCTTTCTATCAGGCTCTTCATCTTGGTACATGCCATAGCCTTGCTGCGCACGTTGGTGTTTAAGCCTCTGCGCAATCTCGACACGCCCTTGACCTTGGGTTCGTGCAGCCAGATTGCATTGAAGCTTTCTTCGCCCATCTCATCTATGGTTACTATTGCAGCTTCACCCCAGCTGTTGTTTTCCAAAGTGAAATATATCTCTGGTTCGCCCCGCTGTTCGCTGTTCTTGCGCATCTCGCTGTGTATGAAGTTGATGATGCTCTGCATGGTCTTGACCTGCTGAGGTATGCTGGTGCGATTGTGAGTCCACTCTGCTACCTGCACCATGTCTGGCAAGCTGAACACTTGTATGCAGCTGAAATCCTTGCCCACACCAGCACTGGGATCCAATGCTACCAGATATGTCTTATTGGGCTTTATCTGTTCATACCATCGTGTTTGGCCAGTCTTGTAAAGTGGTTCAACGCCCTGCAGTTGTAACAGCGTGGCTGCATTTATCAAGGTCTCGTCAGCGGTTATGAATTCGCAGCCATATTCGCGGCGGAAGCGATCTATGCTGATCTTAGCACGTTCTCTGTCTGCCCAAACTTCGTCTCGACCTGGAACTTCGCTATAGTGTGCAGTGAATGCTGCGAACCCGTTTACTCCAAGCCCATCTGGTGTGTCGTTGCCATAATCATCAACAGTCTTGTTAGCACCAAACCATATCTCGGCAAACTTATCTTCATCGCTGTTTGGTGTGCTGGTGATGATACACTTACCACCAGTTGCTAGAGTAGGACTCATAGCAGTCCAAAATTCTTCTGCGATACGCGGCTTCACGAACGCAAACTCATCCAAATACAGTAGCGAGATACTCATGCCGCGTCCGCTATCTGGTGTAGTTGTAGTAGCTTTGATGCGAGAACCGTTATCAAACTTGATGTCTTGCACGTTGTAAGTAGCCACGCCTGCACGCAACCAATCTGGCAATTCTTCGTAGGCAAACTTCACGCGATCCATGATTTCATTAGCAGCACGGAACTTGTTAGCAGCAATAAGCACTGTAACATCATCGTTGAACATGGCATACCACAGGAGATAACCTGCTGCAGTGGTCGTCTTGCCGCTTTGACGAGGTAGCAGTGCTACTACCGAAGTGTTCTTCCAATAGCAGTGAACCAAACGCTTTTGATATTCGTATGCTTCAAAAGGCATGCGACCTTTCGTTGGATGTTGTATCTTCATGTAATTTTCCATGAAGTACAATGGATCCTTAGCACAGCGTGCTATCTCTCGTATCTGGTGAGCTGTGTATGCAGTCTTCTTGTTAGCCTGCTTTACCAGCTGGAAATCTATGTCAGTTTTTGCCATGTTTCACTCAAGCAAACAGCGGCATTATGCCGCTGTTACTTATGGTTATTTTTGATAAACCGCTCAATTCATCACGTCTTGGCGACCAATATGGCTCAGAGGACTGCGGCTACCGTCTGTGACAGGCTCTTCGTTGCTGAAGGGATCCTTGTCAAACTTGTCACGGCTATTAGCTGTGAGCGGGCTCTGCGAGTTACCATTTGCTGTGGTCACGCCTGCTGCATCTGATTCAGCCTCTATGAGATAGCTAGTGTATTCTTCATTGAGCACGTTGAACAAGCTATCAGCGCGTGCTTCTTGTTCCGCCATCAGCGTGTTATCACCGATCTTACCAAAGCGCTGGTTAATGTGACGACCTTGATAGACATAATCCTTTACCTCGAGCGGTTCACCAGCTTCTGGATGCTCGTCATGTCCGTAATCATGATCTGCATTTTCCATAGCAACTTCTTCGCAGGTGCAAGCGCTCTCTGGGTTTCCGCAGTGCGGGCAAGTTGGTTCTGCCATCACTCCATATGGCATTCCTGCCTTAGGCTCAGCTACTACAACTTCTGCAGGTGCGCTGCTACGACCAATGCCGCTCATAGCAAGCAGGCGCTCCAGTGTTTCAAAATCTTCGTCAGTTGCAGTCACTGTCATGCTCTTGTGGCTGCCGTTGTCGTCTATGTTCTGCGTCATCACGATATTCATGCTTTCACGCAGCTGCTTCTGGCTTTCGTTGTAAGCATAAACGTATCCAACTTCGCTTGGACCATTGTTGGTAGCTCCGATCGGAGTGAAAGGAATTGGACCAAGCGGTGCATCTTCTTCCATGCTGGCTGACCAGCATTCTTCCATGCCGTGCACCGGGCAATATTCGCCCTCTGCAGTCATGTTGCACTCGCTCTCTTCCATTTCTTCGTTCATCTCATCATATTCTATGTCCTTGGTAACACGACGACCTGCACGTTCTGCCTTGTCGTCTTCGCTACCACGGCGATGTCCGTGTATATGGTCCTTATGGCGTTCGTCGTATTCAATGTCGTGGGCAACCTTGCGACCTGCCTTCTCGGCCCGATCATCACGAGTGACGTCAGATTCCTCATTCATCTCATCCCATTCAATGTCCTTGGTAACTTCGCGACCAGCACGTTCTGCCTTGTCGTCTTCGCTACCGCGCTTGTGACCATGTATGTGATCTTTGTGACGCTCGTCGTATTCAATGTCGTGAGATACCTTACGACCTGCTTTCTCAGCACGTTCGTCACGATCATGATCTGATTCTTCGTCCATCATCTCACCGCGGCTGTCTTCCATCTGTATGGTGCCCTGATAGCCAACGCATTCTTCCATGCCATGCACTGGGCACATCTCGCCTTCAGCCGTCATGTTGCATTCTTCTGCTTCGTATACGCTGTCTCTGCGTCCCAAGGACTCAATAGCCCTAAGCTTGCCTAATATGCTATGGAAATCCATGGTTTAACCCTTCCTTACGAATTCTGGTTTGTCTGGAGCCCTTGGTGCTCCCATGTTCACTCTTTTACCGTCGCGGTCCTTGTAGAACCTATAGATGATCTGCGCACCGTCGTCAAAGTTACCTTCTGGACCTAGACCACTGCGAGGTGTGGGATGTGCCGGATCTTTGCTAGATGGCTTATATACTGGCTTTGGTGTATCATACCCAGCATTGAAATCTGCCATGTCCTGCACTGGTTCACGAGGAGCTACCTTGTTCATCTCCAGCCAGCTGAACAGCGGCTGGCTAGAATCAACTTCATCGCTAGGACGAGTAGACTTAACTCCTGCAAGATAATCCAAGAAACGCTTGTTATAGGCATCACCATATATGTCTGTCACTATCGGCTGTTCAATGTCTTGATAAAGACGATCGGTGCTAAGCCTGCCAAACGATGTGAGATCTTTGTCCTTGGCAATGGTCTGGAAACCACGATCACTCATGTAATCGCCTACATATTCTTCAACCGGTTCTGTAGCAGTACGCACAACGATGTTCTTTTCAGGAACGTTTAGAACACTACGCAGGCCTTCCATCGTGATGTAGCTGCTCAATGGCATGGTGGTTACGAAATTGATCTGCCATACCTGCACGTTTGCCTGATCAACAAAATCCAGCTTGTCATCCTTAAGCCAAATTGGCTGTGTCATTTCTACCAGACCAAACTGGCTGAGATAAAGCTCTGCTGCATCCAGCTGTTCATCGCTAGGTTCTGCTGCTAGCTTGATAACATACCCGTATTCTCTGGTGCTTTCAGCGAGATATTCTCTGAACGACTTCATGGCCATAGATGCTCCAAATGTGACTGTTATTTAGTGTCGTTATCAATTTCGCTCAGCTGTTTCAACAGCTCATTGCGATCCATCAGCGTGGCTTTCACATCAAGAGGGTCGCTGTCAGGCGATTTAGTCGTGCGATCCAGCTTGAGTTTGTCCAGCTGTAGCTTCAGCATCTTTAGCTTCTTGTCAACTTTGGCATTCTTGGCATCTACCGCAATCTTAAGCATCTGGCTGCTGCTGCTGAAGATCTCACCAGCATGTCGTATTTCCACGTTCATGCCAAGATCCTGCAGGTCCTGATGTGCTTTGATTGCCATATCGGCCAATTCATCCATCTCACGATCGTGGAGGTCCTTACCTCTTACTTCGCTTAGCTGTCTATCAATGTCATCAGCCAATGCTAGCGCTGCTTGTATGTCAGCGTCATCAGGGGCTGTATCGTCTGGTTCTGGCACGCTCTGTATTTCAAAGGTATCTTCCAGCGTCTTGAATCTGTTGGACATCAGCGTTTCCTCTTGACCTTTGGTTTAGTGATATATATGTCGCTTTCCGTGAGGATCCTAAAGGTCATGCCATTCTTCTTGCAGTAGCTCATTGCAGCTGCCCATTTAGCAGTGTTGAGAATCAAGCTCACCTTGTCACGCTTGCTCTTTGCATTTTCAACTATGGTTTCTTTGGCAGGTTTTACTTCTACTATCTCTGCCCTGCGCTTGCCGTTCTTGTCTTGATAGAGAACCATGAAGTCCGGTACGTATTGGCTTGGTTTACCCGTGAGGGGATTGATGTATGGTATGCGTATGCTTTCACTGGCCCATTGCAGAACGCTGGGATGAGTATCAAGGAAGTTCATCACGGTCAATTCCCAGCTGCTGCGGAATACTACTTCCTGCTTGCCTATGAGTTTGGCTGGATTTTTAGGAACAAAACGCCCCTGGCTGTACTTGGTCATGTTGATTTACTTATGTTTCTCGTAGAATGTAATCTAATTCAGGAACAACATCTTTCAGCTGTGTATTTCGCCGCATGTCAAGAACATCATTTAGGGCTACGAACTTCTTGCACCAGTCATCGGTGTTTATAACCGCTGGCAATTTCAGATGATTTGTAATGTGCTGCAGTTTGTCGCGAGCAGCATGAGAATTGTATGTTGATATCAATCTTTCTTTGTATTCTGTGGGAAGATTCCTAGCATCTAGCGCCTCTGGTACGCGCAAAAATATTGGATTGATCCATATGCCAAACTCGTCGGCTAAATCCAAGATATCCGTGTAGGCGTGCGCATTGTAGACGCTGATGACACTCACTAGGTTAAATTTGATGTGATCAAACTTTTTTGCTAAATCAGACATCAATCTTAGATTTTGATAGATTGTGTTCCACTGACTATCTGAACGAATGTAATCATTGAGATCACCAACACCGTCAACGCTGCACCCGATGTTCACTTTCTTCATAGCACTCATCAATTCTATCAACTCGTCGCATACAGCAACAGTCATGTTTGAATTGATGAACAATACAAGTTTATCCAAAGCACCATGTTTCTTGATTTGATTCAATGCTTCCAATATCTCTTCCTGATGCAACAATGGTTCACCGCCCATGAACTGCAAACGTGTGATTGTTTTTGCTTGCGAAGGGCTGAGTTCCCATTTTGAACTGAGCAATCCAACCGATTCCTCTCCAAGTGCTACAGCATCTGGAATCCATTTCGTTGACCGTTCCTGGTTACACGATCTGCATTTGATGTTGCACACATTGCTTAGATTCACTTCTTCGCTACGCAACTGTGACGGCAAATTGAAATCTACGTCTAATAGTTTGGCAATCTCAAATCCATATGTTCTATGGCTTCTGCCCTTAGTAGTTTCGTTGCGGATGCATTTTTGGCATCTCTCATGCGGTTGGTTATCTATAAAAGACTGCCTAAGAGAGGACATGAAGTTGCCGTGAAAGAAATCCTCACGACTGTAGCGTTTTACAGCACCTCCCCATACACAACATGGGTTGACACCGCCATCGGTTAATATATTCTGATGAAACCAAGGCCAAGCACAAAAAGGAGTCTCATGCATCTTCTGTATCCAGTGCAGCAGCTAGGCTTGGAATACAATCTTGCAACCTAGTACCTCTGCGATGATCAAGGAACTCGTTGTATTTGTGGAACTGATCACGCCAATCTGATGTTTTCACGGTAGGATCAGATGAAAGATGGGATATTATAGGTTCCAGTTTTCTTTTATATCGAGAACTGGATTTATACATGTCTAGCAGCTGTTTCTTGTATTGATGGGGTAGATTTCTAGCATTGAGATGTTCAGGGATACGAAGCAATATTGGATTGACCCACGTATCAAATTCTCTGGCTAAATCCAATATTTCTATGTATGAATGAGCATTGTAAACACTGTAGAGGCATGCTATGTTGAAAAGAATATGAGCATGCGATCGGCTTAATTCTCTGATTTGAGTTAGATTAGAAACTACATCTTCCCAATTTGTATCAGATCTTATGTATTCATTTTGCACACCTATGCCATCAATGCTGCAGCCAATACCTACTTTTTTCATGCCCATCATCAGTGTCATTAACTCATCTGACAGAGATACTGTGATGTTAGAATTGATGAAAAGTGTGAGATTATGTAGATTGTCCTGCTCCTTTACGGTTCGCAATATGTCTACTATTTGATCTTGGTGCAACAATGGTTCTCCGCCCAAGAACTGCAAACGTTTGATCTCCTTGGCCCTATCTGAACTAAGTTCCCAACCAGATTCCAAGACTTTTACTGCAGTTTCACCTAAAGCAACTGCATCTGGTATCCATTTTGTTGACCTGTGTTGATTACAAGATCTACACTTGACATTACAAACGTTGCTGAGATTTACCTCTTGGCTTTGTAGACTGGGATTGGATTCAAAATCTATCCCTAGAAGCTTAGCCATATCAAAACTGAAAGTTCTCTGGCTAGCTCCTTTGATTTTTTCATTTGTTATGCACTTGTGACAAGATTCGCCAGGCTGCTGAGCTATAAAAGATCGTCTTAGATCTTCTAACCATTCACCCTCAAAGAAGCTGCTATGATCATAGCTAGGAATGCCTGGTCCCCACTGCGAACAGGGGTTAACACCGCCGTCGGTCAGCACATGTTGATGGAACCACGGCCATGCACAGAATGGACCGCTTTGCACGTTTTATCTCACGAATGCAGCAGCTATAGTAGGGCCAAGCGTGGGGTTTTTCGTCCATACCGGAAACGGATTGATACCCACGTATCCAAGCTGACTAGTTGGTAGGCGAATGCTGTTTATGGTAGCCATGAAGTCGTTCATGAGCACACCTTTTTGGAATAGATTGCCCACAGGCTCGCCTGTCTGACCAGAATAGTATGTGGCCATGTTAGCCAATACCTGTATCAGCTCGTCTGGCACACCCGGACCACCAAAGACACCAAGTGCCAGTTGATAGGCATTGGTACTCATGTTGGTTACGTATCTGGCCGGAGAATTAGACAACGCATAATTGGTGTAATCATTGCTAGACGGCAATGGTACACCTTTGGAATTGGCCCACTGATATGCACCACCCTGTTGCGTGCCCTGCAGTTGTCCGCTTTGAGTGGCTAATTGTTTTTGTATGTTGCTTTGGATGATATCTTTAGGACCGCTCATTAGTATACCTCGCCATCTAAATTTTCATTCTGATAAGGATATGCAACAGGAGGTGGCTCATTGTCGCTGGGATCGCCGCCGTATATACCGGGGTCATCAAGATAACCAAATCCGCTTACGGTATTATTGCTCAATGCTGCTGCTGTTGACAGATTAACTCCGAATTCAGGATCGGGAGCTGGCTGATAGTATGATTGATCATATCCAGTAAACACTCCGTATTGATCGTATGCGGGATTGCCAATTTCCAACGTCAAGCTCACTTGACCTTGTTGCACTCTGCGACGAGCGTACTCTATCTGCTGACGCTGTGTGAGATAGCGAGGGCCGTCTGGTCCATAATTGGAATTGAGCTGGTTATGATAACTGATGCGCAGGCTTGGTATCTGTTGTCCAGGAACTATGGTTGGTTGGGCATTCAGCTGAGCTGCATCATCTGGCACACCCGGACGATAACTCACTGTGCCGGTCACTGGGTCGTAGCTGCTGGAATAGTTTGCACCAACGGTTGTTAACACTCTTCCACCACCAAAATTGAAGGCTCCAAATGTGCCTAGCAGGTTATAAATGCCTGATCCAGTTACCTGAGTGAACTCCGTAGCCTCGTCAAACTGCACGTATTGTGGTATGTTAGGTAGCTGACCTTGTGGCAAGCCAGTCAATCCATAATTTTCTGGTATCGGGAAATTGCTTGGATTACCGCCGATAGTTGTTGCGCCGTCTCTTGGAGGAGTACCTGGTCCATACACAACGTCTGATGCAGCAGATGCGCTGACATATGATACTTGTCCTGCCGGCACGTTAAGATCAGTGCCAGGTTGGTATTTGTTTGAAGAAGCTATTATGGCTGTGTAATTTGCACCAGATACACCTGCAGCCGGCGGTGCAGCTGCTATAGGACTGGTTATGTTTGGTCGATCAGCAAAGATGCTTGGTTGATAATCCACTCCGCTAAGATTAGTTGGCCCCTGTGCCGTCGGTATTGGTGCCGGAGTGTAACTTGGCTCGATGTACGGAGAAGCAAAGAGTCCAAATTGTTCTGCCAGCTCTACGGTCAATGTTCCGGCATTATACTGAAGAGTTTCATATGTCAGCGTCATGCGAAAATCTTCAAGATCGCTGCTGCTGGTGTCGTGGTTTCCAAAATCAATGCTGCTTACTTTGGGATTCAAATATGTCGTAAGCGTATATTCGCTGCCGTAAAGTGCATAGATGTTTAACGCCGTAAAGAATTGTATTTGATTGACCAGCGGGCGCAATCCCCAGCCAGTGCTGTCATCAAAGGTTGGATCAACCACGCTGGTTCCCATGGTAGCAGCAGATTTATATCGTGCATCGCCAAAATAATAATTGAAATACTCAACCCACATTGTTAAAGGGGCGTTGTCTACCGTGTCATATATGGAGATGCTCACAGGCTTGTATTCTGTTTTAGTATAAGCATATCTCTTGCGATTATATTGGTTCAACTCACGTTGTTGTAGATCAATGTTAGGCTTGTCAATGGTCCTGATCTTGAAACTAACACCGCCTTGCCAGTTGCTGATCTTGTTTAGATTGCTAAACATGCTCAAAGCTTCTGGACTAACCTGGAAGTTGGCATAGAACATGTACTTGACCCTGGGGATCTGGTACATGGTTTGGCCAGGACTGTTGGCTCCAAAGAATACCGAAGCATATGAGGTATTTTTCAATATGGTTGCCATGCAGATATTTAGCCATGAAAAAGCCGCTGGTTTTTAGGCCAGCGGCTTGTTGATTAGCCGTTTCGATTAACCGATTTGTGGTCCGAATCCAGTCTGTACAGGATCAGTTGTCATGATGTCCGGATCCTGTGTAGCGTTGTCATAACGTATTGTCAACGTGATCATCATTGATTCACTGTTGCTGTAATCAAACGTATCATAAGCTACTGTTTCTAGGTAGCAACCTTCCAGATACCAGTTTTCAAGCACACCGTCATTAGAACCATCAAGGGTTTCAATCTGCGTGTTGAACTTGTAGTTGATACCAGATAGGAATGATGTCTGGTTAAAGTGGTTCATCTGCTTCTGCAGCTGATAAGCAACCAAGGTGCTCACGCTGCTGCTGACGTCATCGCGTACAGTAATTTCAATGGTTTGCCATTCTGGCTTTTGTGCCACGTACATGATGTTGTTGTAGCTGTGTATTGGCGTGCTATTGTGCTGAATGCTAGGACGACCAGCTGTAGCCACCTGCACTGTGAGCTGCGTGGCTGCTCCTGGAGGTCCAAAACTCTGCATGCTCACACGGAATCGATACTTCAGCTTTGGCATTAGAATGCCGTTGCCGCTAACGCCCGGAACTATCGGAACGCCAAACTGGCTGAGTGTTGGGGTGAAGGCCATGTCCTAATCTCCTGTCTTGCAATAGTATTTATGCCTGACCGAGATTGATAATCTTAGGGGTTACAGCTTGCGCGATTTTGGAATCTTGCTGTCAGCACTGCTGACACAGGCGCTGCTGATACATGGCATCGGACTGTCAAAAAGCTTGAATCCTGTTTCTATATAACCCAGAGGTTTGTCACTGCAGCTGTAACTACGTTTGATAGCACCGTCGGGCTCTCGGATGATGATGCTGCGATACCCGCTCTCGCAGTCCCAGCCCTTGAAATTGTTGAAGTTGAACGCATTGAAACGTTCAGCTTGATCCATATACCATTTTTGTCCAGTATCATCTTCAAATTCCACCTGCATGATCTGCGGTACAGATGCATCATCCCCGTTATCGATGCTCATCCTCTGCATGCTCATCTTTGGCTTTGGTCGTTTCACCTTGCTCTTAACTGTTGTGAAATCGCGCTGCGGCATGCCATTATGCAGTGTAGCTAACTGTTCTGCAGTATAACCATCAACTACCTTGCTAGCAGTAGGGTCGCTCTGCGGTTTCAAAGTCACGTTTATCCCGCGGCTTAAGAAGTATTCTGCCTCAGCATAGAGCGTATCAAACCATTCTGGTACCATCACAGTGTTTACGGTAACCTGCACATCGCGCTCTTGAAGGAACACTAGCTTGTCTGCAAATTTCTCCGTATGAGCCTTGAGGTCACCTTGCTTGATTCCCTGCTCTCGATGCCAGCTAGCAGTGACGCTGACTCGATGTAGGTCTTTAGTAGCATCAACGTATTTCTCAAACCAACGCAGTCCCTGCGAGACGTTGCTGGTCATGTGTACGCTTTGATAATTGCAATTCTCAGTATCATTGGCATAGTGAGACAAAAGCTGTAGATAGTCTGGATATACGGTTGGTTCTCCGCCGCTGAAACTGAAATGAAAGCTGTTGTAACCTCGGTCGCGGCTCTGTCGTTTGATCTCATCCATGGTCAAGAGATTCAATTCTATTGGACGATAATCCTTGCTGTTGCTGCGTGCGTAAGGCCAACAATAGCTGCAGTTGTAATTGCAATACCTGCCAAGCAACCAACTCACAGCAAACATGTCTCTATACAGCAAGCTACGTTGGCCAAATTTCACTATCCTGTCAAAAGGTATCTTGGTAAAATCATAACTGCTCACTGCGTCATTCATGCCTGCACCTGTATAGGATCAATGCTTAGTTCGTTTATAGCAACACCGTTTGGTTGATCTACTACCCATTTAACATAGCTGGCGGCTAGATCAATGTCCATGCATGTACGATCTGGATGTTTGCTTTGGTTGTTGCTCAATGTCCCAAAGCTGATGTAGGACACTGTTGGACCTCCAGACCAAACTCCGGTTATATTAAGGCTGTTGCAATAGCTGCGCAGAGCCTTTTTCTCTTGTTGATATAACCAATCGCTGCCTTTGGTGGTCCTATCCGTGGTACTGCCTATGCAGACTATCTTAAGGTCATGCTTGGCTAACTTAGCAGCCTTATAGACAGTTTCCAAAACTAAGGTCTGGTGAAATTTCCATAATGCGCTGTTGTTTATGAACACATCATATTCAATGCACATGCGAGCTAGATTCTCAATGAGGTTAGATTTTGTGAGATCCCATCCATTGCTCCGGCTGACGAAGGTAGCATTAGGCCAAAGCGCATGCAATGATCCTGCCAATCCCTTGGTCGGGTTACCTGTTATCAATATCTTTGTCACAGATACCCTCTCAGTTCTGGCACTACGTCAATTATGTTTTGTCCGCGTATTTCATCTAGACGCTTGGTGTAAGAAACGAAACCATGCCAATGAGCGCTGTGATAATCTTGTGCATGCATATAACCTAAAACGCTATTCTTTATCATAATTGCACTGTCAATCACATGCTGCGGATAATCGTTTTCAATCACCCACTGATTAAAATCTTCAAATTTTTCTTTTACTAAGACTTTCAATTCAGCTGGCAACACCCTGATGTTGGTTTGTTGAGGATTATGGGCTACATGATGAGTGACTATTGGGCGCCTTCTGGTGTTATTGAATTTAGATAAGCCACTCTGTTCAAGTTTCCATCGCATGAAATCTGGCATGTGTAGGACATTGTATGCTGTAACCGTGTACGCAAACCATGCATTGATGTTCTCTGAGCTAGAATCAATGACCTGTATGTTATGCCATACCTTTTGCCAACTTGCAGGATATCGCTGATATTCTAACACAGATCCATAACCGTCGATGCTAGCTCCTATCTGTATGGTCTTAAACTGCTTCCATAGATTCAATGCTCTCGAAGATATGCTAGTCATGTTGGTGTTGTATTCGATCAACATGTTTTTAGCAGCGCCGTTTTCAATGCACCTCTCTAAAAACTCATAATGACGTTCTATGAGCAACGGTTCGCCGCCTGCCATGTATACGTGTTGTATGTTACCAGAATTACTTTCTATCTGCTGCCAAAAGCTATCACTGTCGTGCCAGCCATAGCTGTGACTGATCCACTTGCCGTTTTGCTTGATCATCTGCTCACGGCCGTGCGTATCATCAAACCAATCTTTACCCTCTAACTGGTAATGATCATCGTACCATCCTGTGCTGTCCTGCGGACCACACATCCTGCAAGCGAGATTGCAGAGATTTCCAAATCTCAAATCATAATACGCCACCGGAAAGTCATCTGTATTGATTGACCCGTCTTCTGCTGTAAGCTCTCGCACATCCTCGGCACGCAGAGTCCATCTATCATGTTCATAATTGCGCCTACTGATCAATCCAGTTGCTTCTTCACTCTTGCAGCGACCACATTCTTCGCTCCAAATACCAGACAGCATGTTCTTGCGCATGATCTTCATCAGATCGCTGTTGCGCGATTCTGCTAAATTGTCGCGAGCAGCATTGTACGGATTGCCGTCTTGTTTCCGCAGAACTCCTTTGTTTTTTGTAATATTTGCCTGACAGCATACTCGTAGATCACCATTGCTGCGTACAGCCTGAAAGTTCCACGGTATTGGACAAAAACACTCAGCCACGATAATCAGCCTTCCATTCTCTTGCTGTCATAGCAGCCATGGGGAATATCGTTTCCCAATCTTGCCTTTGATTGAGCTGTAAATTATCCCAAACCCGCAAGAAATAACCACGTTGCTCAGCAAGCTCGTCTGGCGACATGCGCACTTTATCGTGCATGGTTTCATACTGATCAATCTTTGGCAGCAATCTTTTGTGTCCATCTAGTTTTGATCTCGATGCATCAATGCAGCGCATGAGCTGATGTTTATCCATTAAACCAATGTTAAAGTATTTTGGATTGTATACCAAATGGCTAACTGTTTCTTTGATTTTCTTGTAGCGTTGATCAGCTATCCACGACAGGAGTTCACCGTAATGTTCTAATGATAGCATGCTGATCGTAGTTGATAAGAACACATGTATGTTATCGTCTGAGGAATCTAACATGCGCAGGTTGTCAACAACTGTTGGCCATTTGGTATGATACCTAATTGCTTCATTGGCTTGACCAAATGCATCAATGCTTCCGCATATCCTAATCAGCTTGAATTTTTTCCAAATATCAAATAGATCTGGCGGAAACACAGTTAGGTTTGAACTGTACTCTAATTCCATTCGGTCGGCATACCCCAAGCCTATCAACGACTCGAGAAGATAGCGATGATGCTTGATCAACAATGGCTCGCCGCCGCCAAACTTGATCTTGATCAAATCTGTTGATTGTGATAGCAACGCATCTATGTTTTTCCTATCTTTTGACCATCCAAACGCATTTTTTGCTGTTGCTAGGTCATATTTTTTGCCGTCTACTACAAAATAATCCCAGCCCAGTATGTCTTCGTGTACATCAATCCATTTAGATGACTCACCGGCAAAGCACATCACACAGCGTAGATTGCATTCATTACCTATGCGTAGATCAAAATCCTGCCAAGATCCACCGTTGACTGTACCATCAGGATCAGTCATTGACAGTGCCATTTCCTTGGTAAAGCTTTGTAGATGCCTTTGTGTTTCCCACTGATCTCGACTGTTAATACCAGCTAGCGATTCGTCTTTGCAGCGTTTGCATTGCGCTGGCCACTTGCCTTTCAACATGTCTCTACGCACTGTCTTGAGAGTATCACAATTGATGATATCTGCACCGCTAAGGTCTGCAATGTTCAAGACCACGTCGTTGTTGCATAATAACGTGTTGCCTTTGCCGGCACTTTGGCTGTGCGAGCACATGCGAAGATCGCCGTTGTTTTTGACTCCAAGATGAGTCCAAGGCAACGGACACCACATTAGGATTTTTCCAAACGGTTGCGCATCATAATATATACATCCTAGCAGAGAGCAAGTAAACTGATATCATGCGTGACAGTCCAGATCGACAATATACCAAAGAGTGGTTGCAAATTGATCGACCTCAGCCAATGTATGACAATGGCATAAACCGTCTTTATAGCAATATTTACCAGAAAAATCCAGTAGATTCTGCAGATATTGTCAATGATTTCAAAAAGGTATTCTTAGAATTTCTCAAAGGACATACCCTGAGTAATCTCAGAGGATATGACAATTTTGAACGATTAGATATATGCATGGGATGCACACAGTTCATTGATGACCTATACCAGCGGCTCGGTCCGACCGGATTGATGATATGGAGACGCGAATACAAATATCATTGGAGACTAAATCCAGAATTAGTTGCAACTAAGGTAGATACTCTTGATCCAAAGAAAGAATTATTGATAAGCATGCCGTTTTCATTTTACGGCGATGTGCATCCAAGAATGACAGAGATATTAGATCGTTGCGCCGAGCTAGAAATTCCTGTGCACATAGACGGTGCGTATATTACCTGTAGCAGAGATGTAGATTTTGACTTTGATCATCCTGCTATCAAGACATTTGCCATAAGTCTTAGCAAGGGCGGACTTGGTCCAGATAGAGTAGCGTTAAGGTTTGCAAGATCAAAACCCGAAGGTTCTATTACCATCATGAATGATTTTAACATGGTAAGCCAAAGCCTACTCAACGTTGGTATCGCTTTTATGAAAGAACTAGGACCTGAGTATTTTTGGAGAAAGTACGGTGGTGCTTATGAACAGGTTTGTAAGGATTTTGAACTCTTGCCAACAAAATCCATTCATCTTGCCAGGACACAAGACGGAGAACCTGTAGGCATTAGGCCGCTGCTACGCTGTTTGGTAAAATGATCTGATTCAAGCGTGTCCTATGATGCCATATTGACTAGCATCATACAGCTTACTAACTTCTGTGATCTGATTCTTCATTATCTGATTGACCAGCTTGATGTTGCTCTTATGAGCAGAAGGATCAAGCTGTCCTATAACATGACCTATATTCATGCTCAGCACCGTCAGAACGACATCATTTGCGATCTCAGTGCTGGTGTTGTTTTCCAACTGAGCATGCAATCCTGCTAGGTATGTGTACAAAGCAGCACTTAAATCGTTCTTGAGATCTATAGTCTTTTGTTCCAACTCATCCATGCAGCTATTTAAGTGTCAATCCGCACAACAAGCAACTACCCAGATAAGGTAAACCGGGCATTTAGCCCGGTTTATGTTTTTATCCTATTGCCTGTTGTTGGTTGCCAGTTGTTCTAGCGCCTCCAGGCAGCGGCTGAGTCAATGCCAATACTCTGATTGGTATGTAGATGAACTCGATAGCAACTTCTGGTTGTATCGCAACGTCAATCCACAACTCATTAGCAGATATTCTAGCAGGAGTATTGTTGCTAGTATCGCAAACCACTGAGTAATCATAGATAGCTCTCAAACCAATCAAGTTACCCATGAAGCTGTTGAACGCAGCGGTCACAGCCTGACGTGTCTGTTGATCGTTTGGCTCAAACAAGAATGGCTGTGCCAGTGTGTTCAAGTTGCGCGATAGATAGTTGATCAAGCGTGCAACATTGACTCGATCCAACAATGTGGTAATTGGATCCAGTGTCTTCTGACCAAATATCACCAAACCTCTGTTAGGTATGTAACTGATTGGATTGATGCTGTTGAGATACAGCACATCTCGCTGACCTTGGTTCAACGTCACAGGTTGGTATGTTCCATCTGCTTTGAGATATCCAACGCTTAGTGCGCCAGATACAAGTCCGCGGTTGAAACCTGCTGGAGCAAACCATGGGTATGCAACCTGGTCATTGTAAGCATAGGTCGTAAGTGCCATGACGCTTGGCGGAACAAACACGTTGTTACCATCAAGGTTAGTCTCAAGGGCCCATGGATAATACACCGCAGCATAAGGACTATGAGTGATCAGCGCGTCTGGACCATCTCCTGCAGCATTCGCGGCATTGGTAGCCCAGTTTGCCAAGCTGGTCGTATCTGCTGGCAGCGTACCCGGAGGATCAGCAACAATGAAGAACGTATCCTGGCGATCAGTATTCAGAAGCACCATGTCTGCCAAGCATTCAATGTATCCCGGTGTTGCCATCAAGTTGTAATACACGGCTTCGCCGCGTATCTGTTGATTGCTTTGGATCGCAGCATTTAGTGCCTTAGTGACCATCACGCGCTGTGCAGAGGAAGCCATGTATGGTGTTCCGTCTGGACGATTTCCGCTTGCTGTTACCCATGCGTTTTTATCGTAAGGTGCACTTAGTGTTGGGAAGTAGTTTACATAATACTGCTTGACATTGTATGTGCTGTAACGTGTGTTGAACAGCAGCATGCCTGCTGGATATAGCTCGGCGTTAGGAGCATCGCTATCCACATAGTTGCTGACCACCATGGCGCTAGGAGCTTGGCTACCATTGGTGTAACCATCGTTGTTCCAACGAGCATCGGTGAATATGATGCCCGATGGGCTAGAATGGTTCGTGTTGTCTATAAGCGAGAATGAGCTTGTGCTTGCATCGTAACGATAAAGCACAGGATACGGTGTAGCACTGCTGTCTACCCAGATGTCGTTGGTAACCAACGGTGTTCCATCACTCTGTGTAGTAGGCATGCTACCGTCAATGATTGGTCCGTTTGGATCTGTTGCAGGATATGCATTCTTATAACCTTGCCAGATCTGACCATTGCCAACCATGATGTCAACCTGCAGGTATGTGTTGTACCACAGGGTTCCATCAGCAGGTGGGCCAACTGGTGCAGTTGCATTTGCCGTATAATCTAATGGTTCCCAAGCAGATCCATCCCAGTAGTAGAGCACTATGTTGGCAATAGCTGGGCTATTAGCTTCGTAGTTATAGCGTCCATATACAGTTCCAATGCCACGCAGCGCACCAAATGCAGCGTTAGCTACAGCGTCGCTGCTGTACAATGGAACAGTACCGGTGTTTGGTACAGTGTTTTCCTGGATCCAAAGAGAACCGTTGTACTTGCTAACCACCAAGTTAGCTCCGCGATCCTGGCTGGTTGTATTGATCCAGACGTTAGTCGCTGCAGTCTGTGCAAGAGTGCTAGGGACTGTTAGGCTTGGATAATAACCTTGGTATACCAACTGGCGTCCAAACACATAACCGTTCT